CGAGCGTCTTGCCGCTCTGGAAGCGGCTATGCTTGACCTGCTGGCCGCACAGTAAGGAGGATGCTATATGGTTTTGTTCTATGTGACCCAGATCAAACTGCACCGCTTTGACGGCGCTTTTACCATCGACAACGTACCTGACCGGTACAAGGATGCCGTGATGAAAAAGCTGACGGAGGAGGGTTTTTATGAGGTGGAAAGTAATGCTTGATTTCCTGCGGGATATTTTCTCTGCGCTCTCCCATGCTGCCGGTGACAGTGCCGACAAGAAAGAGCCTACCCCTGCTCCGGACGTGTCCACAGTGGACACCGTGACCGGGTGGGCAGGGGAACCGCCTTACCGGTACATTGACGTGAGCCGGTATCAGGGCGAAATCGACTGGGCGCAGGTGGCAGCGGCGGGCTACAAGGGGGCCATGCTCAAGACGGTCTCCACCAACCGCAAGCTCTCCAAGCGGGCAGACGGCCTGTACATCGACCCGACCTTTGAGACCAACTACCGCAACGCAAAGGCTGCCGGGCTGGACGTGGGTGTTTACTACTACACCTACGCCACCAGCGAAGCGATGGCCAATGCAGAGCTTGCCCTTGTGCGGCAGGCGGTCTACGGCAAGGAGCTGACCATGCCTGTGGCGGTGGACGTGGAAGAAAACAAGCTCAAGCAGCTGTCCACGCTTGACCTGTCCAATCTTACCGCTTACGCGCTGGAACAGGTGGAGCGGATGGGCTTTTACGCCCAGCTCTACACCTACACCGGTTACAAGTATGAGCTGGACATGGCTCGGCTGTCCTGTCGGTGGGATGTCTGGCTGGCTGACTACACCGGCAAAACGCCCAACGTAACGTTTAACTACAACGCCCACCAGCACACCAGCAAGGGCAGCGTGCCGGGCATCTCCGGCAACGTTGACCTCAACGTGACCACCCTCAACTACCCGAAAATCATCCGCAAGAAGGGTCTGACCCGTCTCCGGGAGGGCGCATGAAAGAATTTATTCTGAAGCACATCGGAGAACTGATTTTTACAGGCATCTCCGGCGTTTTGACCGCAGCCTATCGCAGCTTGTCCAAGCGCATCAAGGCGCAGGAAGAGGAGCGCAAGGCTGTGAAAGAGGGCCTGCTTGCCATCATGCACGACCGGCTGTACCAGTCCTGCACCTTTTACATCAAGCAAGGCAGCATCGACACCGGCGGCCTGAAAAACTTAGAATACCTCTACAAAAGCTATCACGCACTGGGTGGAAATGGCACAGGCACGGAGCTGTACAACCGGGCCAAAGCACTTCCCATCTGTGACTGAGAAAGGAGACACCAATCATGGAAATGATTCATAACCTTTTAACCGCACTTCCTGCCCCTGTGGCCCTCGTGCTCATGCTGGGCGGCTTCATCTTCTATGCCCTGGGCTGCATCCGGCTGGGCTATGGTGCTGCTGTCAAGGGCACCGTGATTGACCTGATCGAGCAGGCAGAGCACGAGATTCAGGGCACAAAGCGCGGCGCAGAGCGCAAGGCGTGGGTGGCACAGATGCTCCGCACGGCCCTCAGCGCCAGCAAGTGGGGCAGGCTCATCAGCTGGGCCATCACCGATGAGACCATCGGCACGGTCATTCAGTTTTTCTTTGACCGCGCACGAGCGGCACTGCAAAAGCAGTAAGGAGGATATCATGGCAAGCACTACATACGACCGATACTATTACGATCAGCGAGTTTATCCGGTTTTTCTTGATCGGCATGGCGCAAAACGCTTGAAAATCTCGAATCGCGCAACGAGACGCGCGGAAAAGCGCAACGCCGGACAGCTGCCGCAGCCCTTCTGGCTCGGTGCTGCCTGTGGCGGCGGCTCGTGTAGTGCTGCCCGCTGCGCTGCAAGGACTTGACCGACAGAGGATGATCGCCGCCATCAAGAACGCACCGCTTGGGAGGGTAGACCGTAAGATAGCCTTACTGCGGTACATCGAGCGGCTCCCGCTGCCGGACATTGCAGCACAGACACATTACAGCCGGACGGCGATAAGCTACCGACTGAAAAGCATTGACAAAACGTTAAACGCATAGCAAAAGCCCCCGGTGTTCCGTTTGGAGCATCGGGGGCTTTTCTATTTTTTCTCTTTTTTGAGTTCTTCGATACGGCTTGCAAGCTCTTCTTCCCAGCCTTCATGCTGGTCAAGATACTCGCCATAAATCGCCGCTTCTGCCTTTTTCCGGGCGGCAATCGCATCGTCAAGATCATCATACAGTCCAAGATAAATCTGCTTCCTTCTGAAGTTGATATAGGCAAAGTACCGTCCGTTTGGCCTTTTTACAACGCCGTTTACGCCGGTCTTGGAGTTCCGGTTGACCTTTCCGCCCATCCGCGATTTCACAGAGGAGAGGGAAGAGCCATCCACCTGGGTGACGCTGTGGATGACATCGACCTTGTCTTTCATGTCACGGGCACAGTCGGAGCACCGAAGGATCGGGTTGGCGCGCGTTATGTTTGTAAGTCTGACTTCAACGGTTTTTCCGCACTGCGGGCAGACCGCCTTGCACCACATGGATACGTCGGGCTTTCGAGGTGGCAGGATTTCGATGATCTTCCAGCCACTTACAGTCTTTCCTTCGTACTTTTCGATAGCTGCTTTTTTTGCTTTGGCGGATTTTTGGGCTGCTGCACTTTTCATTGCATCGCTATGCGAGAAAGCGCAATGCTGACAGCCTGTGCTCATTCCAGACTTAAGGCTATGCCGATACACGTCTTTTACAGTTCCACACTCACACTGGCATGTAAAATACCCATCTTTTTCCGCACGGTGCAAGACAGTCCAACGACCGAACTGTTTCCCAGTAAGGTCTCCCTCTTTTTTTCTCCGCTCATCCATCCTGAGCTGAGCCTCGCTCCTGGTATGAACGCACCCGCAGGATTTGCTCGCTCCTCGGGTCAATGATTCCCGAAGAACATCCCTTTCTGTGCCACACTTGCAGCGGCACTTCACATAGCCGCTCTTTTCGGATGCGCCTATCACGATCCAGCTCCCAAAAGTTTGACCCGTCAAATCTTTTGCTGCCATACCGGAATCCCCCTCAGATCAGTCCATAGTGCTCGGCCAGCAGGAAGCGGACGTATGCCGGGCAGTCGCGGGTGCCGACACACCAGTTCTGCACCGTGCGCAGCGGGATACCCGTCCGCTTTGCAAAAGAGGTCTGAGACAGGCCAGTGCGGGCTACCAGCTCACGCATAGACAAGTGCTCCAGATCCCAGATGGAAGACAGCTTTTCCTTCTCAGCATCCAAATCAAGGCAGCTGTCAGCATCGTCTGGTACGCTCAGAGTGATGTTGTTGACAAAGATTTCCTTCGGTTGCTCTGCGGCCATTGAAAAAAGCTCTGCTTTGGTATACATGATTGGCTTCCTTTCTTTCGTGTGATAGGATAATTGCACACCTCCGTGTGAGGTGTCTTTCACAAAATCCCCCGTTCGGTGTGGCAAGCATCGGGCGGGGGATTTTTTATTTAGTAGATCTCAACGCCCAGTTTTTCGGCGGCGGCTTCAACGACTTCTTCAAACGAGGGGCCGCGATTCGAGTCGTTCCAGTCGTAATCGCCAGCGGATGCAGCTTCCCACTCTTCTTCCATGTCAGCTGCCTTGCACAGCTCGGTGCACAGCTCGTAATCCCAGACATCGGACTTGCGGATATCAGCGGCGATTTCAATAGCGTTTCTCATAATTTTGTACCTCCATGTTGTGTGTTTGTGTCTTTCACTGTCTTTATTGTACACCCAATGAGTGCAAACGTCAAGCACTTTTTGAAAATATTATACTCATTGAGCGCAAATGATTGAGCGCCTACACAGTCCTGTGCCGTGTGGGCGCTTTTTCTTTTTGTCCTTCGTTGTACGTTCGTTGACTCTCTCGGCGGCGAAAAAAGGTACACTTGGCGCAAAGGGAGGGAAGCTCAATGTTCAAGTATGACCCTTATACCGGAAAGCCGATTCCTCAGCGGCTTGGCTATGGATGGGGATGGGAATCTCAAGAGGCATTCCAGCAGACCGCACAGCAAACCCCACAGGAGCCTAAAACACCGTGGACAATGGTTCCCAGCCTGGCAGATGTGGACAAGGTAAGTGTACAGCCAGGTGAAACGAAGTGGATCATGGTACAGTCTGACCCGATCTTTGCGGTAAAGACAGCCAACGCAATGGGATATGCCCCGGCGGAATATTACCGGTTTGAGCAGATAGACCCGGCGGGGCTGACTGCTCCTGTATCAGTACCGGCAGTACCACAGCTGACACGGGAAGATGTGGAAAAAATCGTGGAAGATAAGGCATCGGTGCTATTTTCTCAATACAGCGCTTCGCTTGCCCCGCAAGCTTCCTTTTCAACATCCGTAAAGTCTAAGAAGGAGGCCGCACAATGAGCAACCCTTTGATGAACCGTTTTGGTGCACAGCAAACCCGGCAGATGGGGCAGAGTGGCGGGTTGATGGCCCGCCTGCCCGGCGCAATAAAGCAGGCATCTAAAATGATGGCCGTTATCAATGCGGCACAAAACCCGCAGGCAGCTCTTATGGACTACTGCAAAAAGTCCGGTGCATTCAACGGATACGCCGGCTCACAGGATCCCGAAAGCATGACCAGATGGCTATGCGAAAAGAACGGAATTCCTGTTAATGACATTCTTAATATGGTTCAGGGCCCCGGTGCACAGGGACTCGGGAATACACTCACAAAATTTTTGAAAGGTGGCTAAACTATGGCTATGGACGATTCTATGGGCTTTGGCGGCGGCGGCATCTGGATTTTCGGTTTGCTGGTTCTGCTGGCCCTTCTGTTTGGCGGTAATGGCAACGGCCTGTTCGGTGGAAACCGCGGCCCGATGTTTCCGCCCAACGTTGCGACCTCTGGTGACGTTCAGCGCGCAACCGATTTTGCAGCACTGGAACGCCAGAACAACGAGGGCGTGGCCGCAACCCGTCAGGGGGTCTATGATGTGGCAGCGGCCGTGAAGGACGGCAACTACAACATCCTCGGCGAACTGCGGGATCTGGAAAGCGCCTCCAACGCTGGTTTTGCTCAGCAGCAGGTCTGTTGCTGCGAGACCAACCGCAACATTGACTCTGTCCGCTACGATATGAGCAACTTTGCGGCTGCAATCAAGGAGAACCAGACGGCAGGCATCCAGAAGGTGCTGGATCAGCTGGCTACCAACCGTTACGGCGATCTGGAGCGGGCTTATAACCAGCAGAGCATGCAGTTTGCTATTCAGCAGGCTGTCTGCGGTATTCCCAAATCTTCCCCGTATGCCTACCAGCTGGCACCCGCGTGGGGCCCGGTTCCCGGTCCTTTCTGCGGCTGCAATAACGGCTGCGGCAACATCTAACACATACGCCCTTTAGGCGAGGATTGGCGGGGCGGCAAGGGCTGCTCCGCCTTTTTATATAAGGAAGGAGATTTTTATGTCTAAATCTGCGATTTATACCGCCAACACCTCGGCTCAGACCGTGGCGGTAAACGACGTTATCCCTGTCGGCATCACTTCCCGGCGGTTCGGCTGCAACATCCGGCAGGACGGCAACACCATCACCCTGCTGGGCCAAGGCTACTACCATGTGACCGTGTCTGCTACACTGGCCCCCACGGCGGCGGGAACCGTGACCCTGACCGGTCAGAAGGATGGCGTGGCTGTCATCGGTGCTACCGCTTCTCAGACTGTGGCCGCTGCGGCTGCACCGACCAATCTGGCACTTACTTTCCTGGTGCGCAATGCGTGCGGCTGTGAAAGCTCTATCCTGAGCTTCCTTCTGACCGGTACTGCTGCCGTGGTGAACAACATGGCTGTGACCGTGGAGAAGCTGTAAAAAGGAGGATCTGGTTATGATGGACGAAACAAAGTTTGCAGGGTATAAGGACACACTTGTTCATGCTGCAAAGCAAATGGCCGAAGAGTACAGCGATGCGATGAACTACGCAGGCATGGCGATGGACTATAAAACCGTCTGCCCCTATGCTTCTTCTGAGTGGTATAAGCTCTCTGGGGAAGAAATGGAGCACGCTGATGCAAACCGCCGCATTGCACAGAAAATCCTTACCGGCGTTGATAGTGAGGATTCTGCGGCTGGCGTAGAGCTGCATCACATGTGGAGCATGGCGGAAGACCTTGTTTCTGGCCTGTGCGAAGCCGTTGCAAAAGAACGCTCCGCATACATGCGTTGAATTTTTGCAACATTTGTTGTAAAATAAGGCAGACGTTTTGTCACTCTGGAAAAATGCAATAAGCGAACAACAAACTAACGTTTGCTGTAAAAATAACATAAATACGAAAAATATTATTGATTTGTAATCAGTGGGTTGCAGGTTCAACTCCTGTCACTAGCTCCAAAAAATGCCGTTCATTCGTGATGTTAAGTCACATGAACGGCATTTTCTTTTGCGAAAACACGGTAAAATACGGTGAAAAACCGGAATAAACTAACAAACAAACTAACAAAATCAGTATTCCATCTTCCGCATTTCCTGTAACAAGTATCCCGGGTCGTTGTGGGAAACGTACTTGTTTGCTGTGGTGGAAAAATTTTTGTGACCGAGGATAGCTTGCACGGCGGTTTTTTCAAGGCCGCACTCCACCATCTTGCTGCTGGCCGTGTGGCGAAGAGTGTGCGGGTGCACGCCCTCGATCTGGCACTCCTGCATCAAGGCCCGGAACTTTGTGGCAACATTTCGCTTGTCCAGCTTCGTTCCAGCCTTGGAAGGTATCAGCCACTCGCACCCGCTGTCCATCATCCAGAAGGCGATGATCTTGTAAATGGGGTCGAGAATGGGGATGATGCGGTTTTTGCCCGCTTCCGTTTTTTCACCGCCCTGCATGTAATGCTCCTTCAGATGCACGTTCTCGCAGCGCATGGAGAGCAGCTCATCGATGCGCATGCCGGTATAGAGAAGCACCATAGCGATCTGCGCTGTCTGACCAAAGCGCTTGTCGGTCTGGTAGGCGCTGATCCGGGCGATCTCGTCCGCAGTAAGGGTGCGCTCTGCCTTTCCGGATGCGGCGGGAAGGTGAAGGAGCTGGGCGTAGTTCTTGTTGATGATGTCCTGGGCCATTGCCCACTCACATAGCTGGCTGAAAAGGGTGCGCTGCTTCTCACATGAGCTGCGGGAGAGACCGTCTGCGACCATCTGGTCTATGATCTGCTGATAGTCCTCCGCTTTCAGGTCTCGCATTTGTCGGCTGTACAGCGGGGCGGCCTTTTTGAAAGCCAGCTCGTATCCATTTATCATGTCCCGGCTGAGACTTGAAAACTTCGGCTGTGCCCGCCATTTTTCGTAGGCATCCGCAAAAGTACATTTCAGACGCTCTGCCGGGGTGTTCTGGGCGTTGTATGCGTCAAGCGCCTGGACGGCTTCCCCGGGCGTTCCGTATGTGCCCAGCACTTCCTTTTTCCCGGTCACGGCTACATAGGGCCTTGCCCGGACCCCTTTCAGCTTGTACACGCTGCCGCTGCCCTTTGGGCGGCGGCGCTTTTTTCTATGCACGGGAGCGGACGTTGCATCCTGCTGCTTTCCGCACCATGGGCAAAATAGGGCCTTGTCAGGGATGCTTACATGGCATCTGATACATTTCATTACGCTACTCCTTTCTGCGCCCTATATAGCCCAAAGCGCCGTTCTCTGACGCTGTGCGCCCTGACTTGTAACTGATTTTCAAATCCTCTATCGGAGGATGCGGCTCGTCCGGGCACGGGTCAAGCCCTCTGATCTTGGCAAAGCTGTACTGATCAATGATGGTGCCGCACACAGTGACCCTGTTGTTGAGAGGGCAGTGGAGGTTTGCGGCCATTTCAGATATAACCGCAGGCGGGCTGCTCCCATGTCGGCCCTTGAGCACAAACAGCAGAAGCCGCCGGGTGAGCGGTGGAAGCGCCTGCACCAGCGTGTGAAGTTCCTTATCTATGGCTGCATCTTCTTTCTGCCCGTCTGGCACTGCGTACAGATCCGGGTGAATAACTTCCATAAAAACCGTGATGGGGGATACTCCGCAGGCTGTGCACCAATCCATGATCTCGTCACTGTCTGGGCTTGTGTCGCCTTTTTCCCAGCTTTGCACGGTCCGCTCTCCCTTCTGGACGCGGATCGCAATCTCTCTCTGACTTAGCCCGGCGGATACCCGCGCTTTTGAAAGCGCCTTCCCGATTTGATCAGCGGTAAAATAACTCATGCTTATCACCCCTAAACGCAGCGTGTTATAAAAGGAAAATGGCGCAGAAAAACTCTGCGCCATTCGACAAAAATTACACAGATTTCATTTTCCTCCGGCGCATGGTAAAATCTGGTGCATAAGATGCAAATATTACCAAAAAAGGAGGAAAATGAAATGAAAAACAGTCAGACAGTCAGCATGGACCCCGATATGACCATCATTGACGGAATGCCCGCCAGCGTGCTCACCGGCACGCGGCCCACTCCAAAGCCCTGGGAGGAATGATCTATGGACAAAATGCAGAGCTTTTGCACCCACATCCGCGCCGCTCTGGCGTGCTACGAGGATATGCCGCCCGAGTGTCAGACCCGGGCCCGCTTCTATGTGGTCCGCAAGGCGGAAAGCGTCCGGCGCTTGCTGGATGCCGCCAACTGCCCCGGCGGGGAGCTTGCTGGGGAGCTGCTGCAGAAAATGCAGCGACTGGACGACGATTCCGTTATTTGACAAGATTATATGCGTCGAGCACGTCCTGGATTCCCTGCTTGTCGGTGTCAGAAACTGTCATGTCATACTTGCTATCTTTTCCCTCAAAGCGAATAATCGTTTTTTCGGAACTTGCAATTTTCTGAAGCAAGTCAACGTATTTGGAAGCAGGATTAACGTCAACGGCTTCGTATACACCGCCGGTGAACACTTGCTGGTTTACATCGAAGTAATTGAACGGAATTGTAGCAGCTTTTTCACCGTCGATATTAATAACTACATCTGAGAAGAATACCCAATCAGATCCGGTGTAGTTGAATTTCCAAAGCAGGCCATAATTCCCGTCTTTTTCTCCGATATACGGAAGAGCAAAACTTCTGCTATTGGCATACTCTGGATAGCAGGAAGGCATATAGTAAGCAGAATTCTCGACCTCGTCCGCTTTTTTCGTTAGCTTTGCGAGGGCTGCATCGATTTCGGCTTGCTTTTCTGCGCTGGGGATTGCGGTGCTTCCAGACTGCATAGAGGCCGCTTGCCTTCCGGCAGAAGCGGATTGTGAAAATTGAGGGTCTTCGATAGCAGTGAGAAAACCGCCAATAAGGATAAACGCAAAGAACACAAGAAAGACTGTGCCACACCCGCGCTTCTTTTTGGGCTTTTTCTTAGAATTTGCCTGTGCCTTTTCTTGTGCAGCAGTCTCTTCGCTCAACGGCGCTCCGCACTCCGAACAAAATTTGGATTCTTGGACTTCGCTTCCGCATTTGGGACATTTCATAGTACATTCTCCTCATTTCAAAATAATACAAAAAAATATAGTCAACGCTATTGCATTGAACACTTAATGGTTGTATAATGGCGTTGTAAACTAACCGAATTCAGAAAAAAAGATTCAAAAATAGGCAGCCGCTCAGCTGCCATAAAAAACAAATTATCAAAGAACTTTGCCAAAGGAGGAAAACAAAGTGCAAGAACATAGCACAAAATTGATGAAATCGGCCCCGGAATGTGTTATACTTGATAAAATCAAGCTTGCACTTTCTCTTGACATCGATGTTGACGCGCTGCTGGAAGCCGCGCAGAAAGGATAACGTTATGAAAATCGAAATCACTGCCACCCCGCAGGAAACCGCAGATTTTATTCACCTTCTGGAAAAAGAAAGATCCTATGTTGCGGTGAGCAATTGCATCAGAGAAAGCCTGAACGAGCTTGCCAACTCCAAAGAATCAATCGTCAAAATTTAACACGCCCGTTTTCTGCAGAGCGTCAATCACGATCTCAACGGAGCCGATCAGGGAGCTCTTGTACAGCACTGCTATTTTTTCGAGATCGGAGCGTTCAGGATGAGCGTCCAAATCGGCAACTGCTTTTCGTGCGTATTCGTTCACAGAACTATTGATAACAGCCTGAAATTCAGCCTTTTTCATTTTTATCCCCCTTCGCTGCCTCAAGTGCAGCGTCAAGCATCTTTTCAAACATAACCCTTTGCGCAGGGTCAAGCTGCTCATACTTATATAGTATGGCTTTAGCGTGCGCATTCAGCTCACTCTCTTCACTGGGAGTGGGCTTTTCTTTTTGCTCTTCGCCGGTCAGCAGATAATCAACAGAGACCCCAAAGTAATCTGAAAGCTGTCCAAGCACATTGTTGCGCGGAGTTGCTCCGTTTTTCCACCCTGTTACTGTTCCGGTCGATTTAACGCCACAGACCTCTCGCGCAATAACATTTGGCGCTTTTCCATCTTTGGCGCACAAACGAGTATAAACATCCCAAAACATACAAAAATCCCCTTTCTCATTTGTGCAACCATACAAACTGATTCTAAATGATTAAAACTAATTGACAGCGGGGACAGAATGAGATATACTAATCTCGTTCCAAGAGAAAAGTAATCAAAACTAATCACCTTGACGCTTTGAAAACTGTTTTAATATTGTTTGCACCCTTATTATATACAGCTTTCGTTCTCTTGTCAATGAGAAAAACTAATATTTAGAAAGGGATGAAAGAATGCGTTTCGCGGAACTGCGGGAAAAAGCAGGACTTACGCAAAAACAGGCAGCGGCCGCGCTTGGCGTTGACCAGTCGGCAATCTCCTTTTGGGAGACCGGCGCAAACAATCCTCGCGTTTCGATGCTGCCCAAAATCGCAGCTCTGTATGGCTGCACGGTTGACAAGCTGCTGGAAGAGCAGCAGGAAGGAAAGAAAGCATGAACTACTCAAACGATATGCGAGAGCTGATTCCGGTCAGCTACGACAACCCGGAACGGCCTACCGTGAGCGGCCGGGAGCTGCACGACTTCCTGGAGATCAAGACGGCCTATAAGGACTGGTTTCCCCGGATGTGCGAGTACGGCTTTACCGAGGGCGAGGATTTCAACCCGCTCAGAATTGAGCGGGTTCAGGACGAGGGCGGACGGATGGTCAGCCGCACGGTTGATGACCACCAGCTCACCATCCCGATGGCCAAGGAGCTGTGCATGATCCAGCGCAATGAGCGTGGCAAGCAGGCCCGGCAGTACTTTCTTGCCGTTGAATCCAAGTGGAACAGCCCGGAAGCGGTCATGCGGCGTGCTGTGCTCATTGCTGACCGCAAGGTGAAAGAGCTTCAAAGCGTGAACCGCAGTTTGTTGGCCGAAAACAACGACCTCAAACCAGATGCAGAGTATGCTCGGGCGGTGTGCATTGGAGATAACTGCCGCACTGCCAGCAGCATTGCAAAAGATTATGGAATCAGCGCTGAGAAGTTGAACAATCTCCTGCATGGGCTGAAAATCCAATGGAAAACCAGCGACGACCAGTGGGTTCTTTACGCAAAGTATAGCGGAAAAGGCTACACTAAAAACCGCAAAGGAAAGCCCTTTACCCACAATAGCGGCCGAGTGCAGACCCCTAATACCACCGTTTGGACAGAAGCGGGACAGCGATTTATCTATGAAAAGTTGAAAGACATCGGCATGGTTCCTCGCCTCGAACCGGATAAGCCGGTTCAGATGGGTATGGTGGAAGAAAAAGGAGGGAAGACAGCATGAATGATAACAAAAAGCTAGGCGAACCGCTGGAGCCGGTAGTCCGGACGCAAGAGATTCAGATTTCACAGCTGGACGATCGTATTTTCTGCCAAATAGATGAAACGGTTATCCAGAACGTGAGAGCCTACTCGTTCGCTCAATACAGCCGCGGGAAAATGTTGCTGAATTTGAGCATTGAGGCCAATTTGGAAGCTGTGTTAACAACGATACAAGTGCAGCGGCAACCGCCCCAGGAAACCGCACTCTGAGGAGGTGAACCACACCCGTGCTTTCGTTAAAGCTCATTCTGGTTGTCTGGATTGCAGTGGTTCTCTGCAATCTGATCACACGGAAAGCGGCTTTGGAGATTTCTGGTTGGTATCTTCCGTACTCTATCGTGATCGGAATTCTTACAACGGGAGTTCTTCTTTTGACTGCAATCTTGTAATGATTTTATTGAGAAGCTGCACTTTTTCATCCAGTTTATCACCAAAGGATGTTTCGTAGCTTATCAGTTTATCCATTGCAAGAATATCTTTTTGGATTTCTTTTGGGACGTAGTAAGCAGCCAGCGCCGAATGAGAGCCATATTCCTGCAGGTTTTCTACTGTGGGCGACTGAATAGCCGCACCAGCCGCACGGATGTAACCCTCGTAGATTTCACGCTCACGTTTTATGCGTTCCTCGTGCTCCTGATGCTCATAGTCCATCCGCTTCATTTTTTGTTGATGCCAGTTATTACAAAGCGCGGTCAGCATTGGAGACAGCAAAGCACAGAACGAAACGATCATTGCTACCAACCCAGACCAGTCCGAAACAGACATCCCAGCATTTTGTTCCATTTTAACACCTCCCTTCCGCCCGATTATACCACGGGAAGGGAGACCCCAACAAGGAGGTTTACATGACAGACATTATCTTATCTACCCAGAACGGTGAGCCGGTTGCATCCAGCCGCCAGATTGCTGAGAACTTTGAAAAGCGCCACGATCATGTGATTCGTGACATTGACACAATCAAAAAAGATGTCCCCAATTTTGGGGAGATGTTCTTTGAAACCACTGTGCCGGACAGCTACGGCAGGGAACAGAGAGCTTACCTGATGAACCGGGACGGTTTCAGCCTGCTGGTGATGGGCTTTACCGGAAAGGCGGCGCTGGAGTGGAAGCTGAAGTACATCCAGGCATTCAACGAGATGGAGAAGAAGCTGGCCACTCCGCAGATGCCCAAGCTTAGCAAGGAGCTGCAGGCGCTGTTCCTGCTGGACGACCGCACCCAGAGGCAGGAGCAGCGGATCACGGCGCTGGAAAACAACATGGTCGTGGACTATGACCAGCAGCTTTCCCTCAAGAATGCCGTGAACCACGTTGTTGTGGAAGCTCTGGGCGGCAAGAACGCCCCGGCCTACGGCGATTCCCATGTACGGGGCATGGTTTACTGCGAGATCAACAAGGACCTCCAGATGTGGTTCCGTGTCAGCAGCCGAAACAACATTCCCCGCAAGCGCTTTGACGAGGCCGTGGAGTACATCCAGCGCTGGAAGCCCAGCACCAACACCGTGATGCTGATCCAGCAGACCAACGGCCAGACCAGCATGTTCTAAGGAAGGAGACAGCGGCATGAGCGAAAGGATCACGATGAAAGGCGTTGCGGAGTGCTGCGAAATGTTCCGGGCAAATCTCGTCCCGATGAGCCCGAGCAAGTTCTGGAATAATGTTGCACACGGCGAGTATGACGGATGGGTAGTCCCCCGGGAAGATACCAAACGGCGGCAGGCAACAATCTACATCGACGGTTTTATCGAGTATATGCACCGGCGCGGATGCAAGATCGTCCGCCCGTATGAGAACGACAAGGAGGAAATGGAAATATGAAGATCAAATCCTGCATCTGGTACTGGCTGGCTGCTGCCAGCGGTGCCGCAAGTCTGCTGTACGGCATGGGCATCGAGGGCAGTGCACAGACGGGCAGCGCCATCTCCGACGGCCAGTTTGCCACGGCCCTGTGCCTGGTTCTGGCAGCGGTGATGTTCCTGCGGCTGGGCTTTGCCGCCCAGGATCGGGAGCAGAACGGCCGCCGCTATGGCCGCGTTGACCGCACCCACGCCCGCACCGAAGAGCCGGAGTACCGGCAGAACCGGAGGGGCGCATGAGCATGACTGTATATGCTTACGCCTACCGTGAGAACCCTTGGGGCTGCGATGTCAAGCAGTTCACAGACCCGCTCACGCCGGACGAATACCCCGGGGAGCCCGCCAGCGTTAAGGCCCAGCACTGGGCAGATGAGAACATCCGGCACTACGAGATGATCCAGGTGCGGGACGCTCTTGGGAACCTGCTGTACGCAAGATAATGCGTTTTTTGAATTACGCAAACCACAAGATATAGGAGAAATCAGCATGAAAACAAAAATTCTGAAAGTCAAGATCACCTTCCTGGAGCCGGTGCTGGGCACTTGGCCCTCCAACCAGAACGTCGCCCGGGATTTCATTGCCAGCAAGAGCCCGGATGCTGCCACGATCGAGGACGAGGTTGCCGCTCTGGGCGCGGATGCCGTGGCAGACAAGGGCATGACCGTCTTCCCCCGCAACGAGAACGGAGAGCCGGTGCTCTACGACTACCAGATCAAGGGATTTTTCAAGGATTCCTGCGGCATGCTGGCCCGTGTGGGCGGCAAGACAGAAACGGGCAAGAAGCGGGCCGTCAACGAGAGCGGCAAGATCTCTGCCTACAAGAAGGTCATCGACGGCCTGATCTTCCCGCAGCCCCGCATGATCCCCATCAAGGTCAACGGCAAGATCGGCGACTGCCAGCGCCCCCTGCGTGCCCAGACGGCCCAGGGCGAGCGCGTGAGCCTTGCCAACTCCGAGGAGATCCCGGCAGGCAGCACCTGCGAGTTTGAGATCCTCCTCATGGACGAATCGCTCGAGAATGCGGTTCTGGAGTGGCTGGACTACGGCGTTTTGCGCGGCATCGGCCAGTGGAGAAACAGCGGCAAGGGCCGCTTCACCTTTGACATCATCGACTGAGCAACGGCATTGCATGGATAGGATTTGATCTGCTACGGCAATGATATGATTTGCAAAGGCGCGGATATGTGCGCATAACTCGGCAACGGCATTGTGCTGACAAGTTTGCTCAGCAGGGGCACAGGTAGTCACTGCAGTGCAGCGCGAGGCAAAGGCAAGGCTGGGCGTGGTGTGGGCGGCAAGGAATCGCAAGGGCGTTGAGCAGATACGCGCCGCTCTGCTATGCAGCGCAAAGGCATAGCGTTTCATGGCTACGGCGATGCGGGGCAAAGAAAAGCTCAGCGAAGGCACAGATGAGCAAAGAGATGCGAAGGCACAGATAAGCAAAGAAGCGCAAAGGCATAGCGAAGAAGCGCTTTGATACGATTTGCAACGGCTGTGCGGTGTGTGCAATGTACGGCAAAGGCATAGACATGCAAAGATCTGCAGAGGCAAAGCAAAGTATTTTTGAACGAAAGGAGATTTTACAGTGAGTAAAACAGAGCTGCTGTTCCGGGCCGTGGGAGCACTTTCCACCCCGGCGGCAAAGATGGTTGCCCGTGGGCTGACCTTATGGATCGGATTCAATGTTCTGGTCGTGGTCTTTCTGGTCTGGCGGGCATGGAAAAACGGGAGGTGGCGCAAATGAGCACCGTTCAGATCTATAGGGCAGATATGGCCTTCCTGAACGAGATCCCTTTCCGGTGTGTACAGGACGCAGAGCGGTATGCGGATCAGCTCAAAAAGACCAACCCGACGCTCGTGTACCTTGTCATGGACGATTCCGGGCAGCCGGTGTCTATGAGGTGATCCTTATGCAGTGTGATGAAAAAAAAGAGATCTGTCTGAACTACGCAGCCAATGTGCCGGAATGGAAGCTGTCACTGATACTGGACGCTCTTGCAAAGCTGGGCGATGCGTCCCGGTGCTGCGGCACGGTTCAGAAGGCGGTTGCCGGGGGTCAGTCGTATATGAGACTGCACCCGGACAGTGAATACGCGGGCGAGGATCAGGCTGATTATGTGCACATCTGCCAGGAAGCGGCCAGAGCATTGGGCCGCGCAGTCTATGCGGTGGAGATTGTTCTGTCACAGTCAGAGTGCTTCGGAATGATTAAGGATCTGGCATACGGTGCAGAGACAGCATACAGCAGCTCTTACGCTGAACTGGAGAGCATGTGCCGGAATCACGGATGCAAAGAGGTGGAGTACAAACATGGACAAAATGACCATTTATGAAAGCGCCCGTGGCGTGCCCAAGGAAGCGCGGAAGTCGATTGGCGGCGGCCGCCTGAAGGGGATGACGGACATCAATCCCATGTGGCGGGTCAAGAAGCTGACAGAGCTTTTTGGTCCCGCTGGCATTGGTTGGCGGTTCGATCCGCCCATCTTTGAGGAAAAGCCCGGGGTAAACGGGGAGATCATGGTGCACTGCTGCACCAATCTTTACATTCGGCAGCTCGATGAGAGCGGGGAAAAGAACGAATGGAGCGCCCCGATTCCCGGCGTGGGCGGCTCGATGCTGATCTCCACAGAAAAAGACGGCAAGCGCACGGATGACGAAGCCTATAAAAAGGCCTACACGGACGCGCAGAGCGTGGCCTGCAAGGCCCTGGGCATCGGCGCGGATGTTTACTGGGAGAAAGATACGACCAAGTACGACAGGCCCACAGCGCCGTCCCCGGCAAAGCCCACCTGCGCCAGCTGCGGGAAGCCCGTGGAAGGGTTTACTTACAAGGGCGAAAAGGTCACTGCTCAGCAGGCAGCTGACCGGAGCAAGAAAAAATATGGGCGTATCCTGTGCATGGAATGCGCTAAAAAACAGCCGAAAGAAGATGGAGGATTGACGCATGCTTAACGTCGTTGCATTGATGGGCCGCCTGACCCATACCCCTGAGCTGAAGACCACCCAGAACGGCACCAGCGTGTGCAGCTTCAGCATTGCGGTTGACCGTACATACACCCCGAAGGGCGAGGAGCGCAAGGCTGATTTCATCGATGTCGTTGCCTGGCGGCAGACGGCAGAGCATATCTGCAAGTACTTCCAGAAGGGCAGCATGATCGCCATTGACGGCAGCATCCAGACCCGCTCGTATCAGGACAAGCAGGGCAGCAACCGCACGAAAGTGGAAGTTCTGGCAAACAACGTCAGCTTTTGCGGCGCAAAGGCGGCAGACAAGCCCGCTGTGCGTGATTTTGACAAGCAGACGAAAAGTTACACATCAGAAGCAAAAGCCTCTTACAGCGCCCCGCAGGCGGCGCAGGGCTTCTCGCAGGGTTCTGCAGATGATTTTGCAGAGATCACAGACGACGGCGATCTCCCGTTCTGACCTCCCAGCTGTGCTATCTGGCTATACGGGCGTGCGGAAGGAGGTGAAGACACACGGCTACCGGAAAAAGATACTACTGGCTAAAGCTCAAAGACAGCTTTATGCGGTCTGACGCGGTGGATTTTCTCATGGGGCAGAAGAACGGCGCAAACTATGTGGTTTTGTACCAGATGCTCTGCCTTATGACCATCAACACCAACGGCAGGCTTTCACGGCAGATCGGTGAGGTGATCATTCCGTATGACGTGGACAAGATTCAGCGTGATACCAAGTGGTTTTCTACCGATACTGTGCGCGTTGCGCTGGGTCTTTACGCGAAACTTGGTCTGATTTATCAGGAGCAAGACGGCACACTTGTGCTTGCAAACCACTCGGAAATGGTCGGAAGCGCGACAGACTACGCAACGCAAAAAAAACTGCAAAGAACGAACCAACGTCTAATCGGCTCTTCTGACTGTGGACATTGTCCACAGGATGTCCACGAAAACGTCCACAAAAATGTCCATACAGATATTAGAGATAAGATATTAGATATAGATAAGTCGTCGTCATCTAAAGATGACTCCTCCTATACAGGGACGATGACGACGATATCGCCTGTGGATTTTTTTAGAGAAAACATCGGTAAGTTGAGCGCTAACGGCGAAAAAGAGCTGACCGGTTACATCGAGCGCCTGGGCGATGATCTTGTGACCGAGATCATCCGCAAGTGCGGGGATCTGGGCGGCAGAAGCTGGGCCTATGTCCGCAAGGCGCTGGAAGAGGCCGACAGGCAAGGCTGCACGTCTGTGGAGGAGTACCGCAAGACAAACCCCATCGGGGCGGGACGGGACAAGCTGGTCACGCGCCCCCCGGAAGATGCAGCAAAAGCCACCGATTTCCTCAAAAACGCTGCAAATCGCAGGCCTTTGCGCAAGAAAGGAGAGCCGAAGAGTGCCTAAGTATCATGTTGTTGTGCTGTGCAGCGGACCGGTAGGGGACGCGGCCCTGACCTACCGTCTGACCGCAAGCAGTCAGCAGGCCGCAGAATTTCACGCCTGCCAGATGGCGGGAGATCACTACCCGGAGTACCGGGATATTCATGTCAAGAGAACGGAGGTTTTGACACATGGCTGAGAAAAGACTGATCTATGCGGAGGATGCAATTCGGCATCTTGAAAAATGGATTATTGAGGCTGAGAAATGTGAAACAGCCTCGACATACATTGTGGCAACCACGCTGAAGCACGTGTTAAAACTCGTCAATTTGGCACCTACCGCACACCCTGCATGCACCTGCCAGAAATGGCACCCGGCCAGTGAGATTCCGCCGCTGCACCACGAGGTGGACGAGGACAAATGCGAGGGCACTCTTGAGTGCGATGTGAGCGAACAACTGCTCCTGTACACGGAAGAGGAGGGCTACAAAATCGGTGTCTACATGATGGACTGCTATGGGTTCGATGGCTGGTTGGATCCTGACTATGGCGGAACCATCCGCCATGTGGTGGAGTGGCAGTACCCGCAGAAACCATCAAAGGAGAGAAGCGCATGAAAGTGCTAATTGCCTGTGAGGAATCGCAAGAGGTATGCAAAGCGTTCCGGGCTCGTGGACACGAAGCCTATTCTTGCGACCTGATTGAGCCGTCCGGTGGACACCCTGAGTGGCATGTCCTCGGTGACTGCCTAAAGGCTATTGAGGGGGGGGCAGGTCGTGACCATGGATGGAATCGCGCATGATGTGCCCCGCTGGGATATGATTATCGCATTTGTCCCCTGCACAAAGACGAGCAACGCGGGAGCAAGACACCTGTACAAGGGAGGAAAGCTCAATCTTTCCCGGTATTATGAGGGATTGTGCGGCAAGGCACTTTTTCTTGCCGTGTGGGCGGCAGATTGCGAAAAAGTGGTGATTGAGAATCCTACCCCCAGCAAGATTTTTGATTATCCAAAGCCTACGCAGGCAATCCAGCCCTACGAGTACGGACATCCATACAGCAAGAAAACGCTACTGTGGGAGCGCGGTGTACCGCCGCTGCACCCAACAAACATCGTAGAACCTACCGCGACATGGTGCCCGTCCGGCTCCTATTCGCACAAGCATGGTGAGCAACACAAGGGCATGTTTACCACTGACCGCGCAAAGAACCGGGCGAAGACTTTTCCAGGCATTGCAAAAGCAATGTCTGAACAGTGGGGGTGATACCGGATGAGAACCCAGAATCCTCCAATCGGCACGTCCATGTGGCATGTGCTGGAACACCTGTACTACGAAAAGACACGCGCGGGGCCGCTGATGGAATATGTGGTATGTGAAGCCCGTGTGACCGGCTATTTTCAGGGTGGCTACACCGAGATCAGGCTGACGGGAAAGAATGCGGGCGGGTTTATGACGCCGTACTCCTATCCACTGAAGGACATCGGTGAAAAGCTGTTTTACACGCCAGAAGAGGCTGCCCGGCTTGCAAAACGAATGACAGAGAACGAAGAGAAAATGCTCTGGTGCAGGGATCCACTGCGCAGGCCGTGGACGGAGTACATCGTGCCGGTAGCGGAACAAATGAGCTTATTTCAGGAGGTGAGCACATGAAAAAGCGGATTTACCTTGTTCTCGAAACGGAAGCGGACGAAGACGACGAGAGCATCCTTAGCGATATTGAGCAAGAACTTGGGATGGCTACGCATTATTTCGAAACCTGCTCTTATAGCGAAATCGGGTTTGAGGGCTTGTGGAGAAGCACATTCGAGCAACCGCCTAAGAAAGAAGATGCAGATGAAAACGGCTATGTGATGGCGATTGCTGGGCCGATTACAAAGTCCGATTGCGTAGGTTATCCATATAAGTGGTTGTGGAACGTCGTTGCAAAGCATCCATGCGCATACCCTGTTTGGAAGCCCATCAAGGAGGTCTGATACATGGCAACGACAGAAATGAACAAGTTGGACGCCGCCCTTACTGAGATGTGCATTGATGATTTGATTGGAGGAAAGCTATGAAAGCTGTGCTTTTGAGCATTCGGCCTGAATGGTGCGACCTCATCATTCGGGGGCAAAAACCATTGCGGATGCCATCTGCGACATGGACGATGAGGAGCTGGCCAAGCGCCTTATCCCCATTGTCGTGAATCAGATGTGCGAGGACCATGTACACACGGAAGAAGAGGCGCTGAAGTGGCTCCAGCAGCCTGCCAGCTGCCTGAAGGAGTAAGGAGGACGAAATGGCAGAGCACTACAAGATTGACTGTGACAAGGTAGAGGACAGAAAGGCGCTGACCGTCATTCTCGCAATGAACGGCTACACCGTCCGCATGGGCAAAGAGAAGCGCGGCGGAAAGTCTACCTTGACCTACTTCGTGGAGTATTGGAGGGCTGACAATGAAGGGTAACACAGCGGACAGCGCCCGCCGCAGCTACATGGGCGCTCGCAGCCGGGCAGAGGGCGCAGGTTTTGAGGCCATCATCAGCTCCGCTTGCGACTACTACCGCGCAATCGGGCGGGCAGACATCGAGAAAACCCCGGAGCCGATGAAGCCCCTCGGTGGTGCAGATCGCTCCGGCAGATTTCTCGCCTGCTACACCAAACAGGCACAGCCAGACTACAAAGGCGTTCTCTCAGGCGGAAGAGCGGTCGTTTTCGAGGCGAAGCACACAGACACCGGTCGTTTGTTGTTCGACCGCGTATCAGCCGAGCAAGCCGCCTGTTTGCGCCGGATATCACGGCTGGGCGGTATCGCGTTCGTTCTGTGTTCATTCAATGGCCGGGAGTTCTACCGCATTTCGTGGCCGATCTGGGAAGACATGAAGAACGTGTTTGGCCGGAAGTACATCACCCCGGCGGATTTGGCAGAGTACCGTATCCGCGTTGCAGCGCCCGGAGTGTTGCTATTTTTGGAGGGAGTAAAGGAGAAAAAAGATGATCTTCACATGTGCACCTGAAAATGAAAAGCGAGACGGTGTAGATTACCGCACCGTCAAAGCGTGGTTCCAGCAGTGCAGAGACCTGGCGGAGAAGGTCGAGGCCCAGAAGCAGAAGATCCAGCGCATCCGGGACACTGCCGAAAAATGCACCCAGAGCATGAGCGGGATGCCCACGGGCGGTGGAGCCGGTGACAAGGTGGGCTTTGCCGTGGAGAGAATCGACACAGAAGAGCGGAACCTCAAGCAGATGGAGCTTGATCTCTGTGAACTGCGCATCGAAGCTGCCCGGCGGATCAACTGCCTGAGCGGCTCCATGCGTACTCGCAAGCAGGCTGACTGCATTCACGGTTTTTACGTTAAGAACTTGTGCCAGCGCGAAATCGCGGAGAGCGTGGGATTTAAAAACACCCATGCCGTTTCCGTCTATATCCGGGAAGGAATAGAGGCGCTTGCAGAAATTTGGAAAGATATCCAAACTGACCGATAAAACGTGTATTATTTTGGCACGTTTTTTGTACCTTTTGAATTGACATTTGTACTGAATTCCTGTATCGTGACATAAGCGGAACCGCGCAAAGCGGTGCGCCGCTCCTCAGCAGCTTCCAAAGCGCGGCCCCGTACGAATTCTCCTTTCGTTCATGCCGCTTAACGCTTTTCGCTTTGACACCGTGCTTTGCGGGCTGCTTCTATGCGAGAAATGGTGTCCAGACCGACCATGGAGGTTTAGGCGCAGTTCAAGTCTGCAATCTCGCACCGAACGCCGCAAAGTCTGTAGCGCGGCAGATCTGACGCATGGAGTGATTCACCACCGGTGTTCGGGTGGGTGTGGGATCCCTGAAATCTTGCCCACGCCCTGAAACCTCCGCCCGTGAACAGCAGCACCGGAAATCCGAGCGGGCCAGCATGCCCCGCAGGATGTGCGTCAACTCAAGCAGCCCCGGCGGCGAACCGTGGGCTGTTTTTATTTGCTATATGGCCGCCTGAGCGCAATGTGGAGCGCGGTGCGTGTGTGTAGGCACGGCTGGTTCGATTCCAAGGGCGGCTTTTTATACTCCGGCAGCTCAAGTGGTAGAGCAGCGGTCTCCAAAACCGCAGGTTGCAGGTTCGAGCCCTGCCTGGAGTGCCAGACTTTGCATGACCGGGGGACGGCATGCAGAGAGTAGCGGGGCATCTGGCCGCAAAAGTTCCGGATGCAGCGGCAACGTCTTACTGTCCGGTAAAAACAGATAACGGCGGTGCTGCTTATATGCCGTCATAGCTCAACTGGGAGAGCGCCGCCCATTTAAGGCGGGACAACGTTGGTGACACCACATGGCTGTTACAACCCGATACATCCGAGGCACTGAACCATGCCCCGGCGGGGGCCTGTGGGTGCCGGTTCAAATCCGGCTGACGGCTACCGTGATTTTTAGCTTGAAATAGCTTGAGATTTAGCTTGAGCAATTTCGGGCTTTTTTGTTTTATTGGGAGGTGAGCGCATGGCGTTCGGCGAATCGTACGAGGAGTTTGTTGAAAAGTTCAAGCCCAAAAAGACCACGGATGATTGCTATACACCGCCCAGCGTGTACGCGGTCATACGGGACTGGGCTTGCAATGAATATGGAATCGACCCAGCTAAAATTGTGCGCCCATTCTACCCGGGCGGCGATTATGAGCGCTTCGATTATCCAGAGGGTGCTGTGGTGCTGGACAACCCGCCGTTTTCGATCTTGTCCCGAATCTGCGGATTCTATCTCGATCGTGGAATTTCGTTCTTCCTGTTCGCTCCGTCTTTGACGGCGTTTTCTGGAAGGACAAATACTATGCGGATGAACCATATTATTTGTGACTGTCAAATCGAATATGAAAACGGTGCAATCGTCAAAACGAGCTTTGTGACCAGCTACGGCGGGGACGTCGTAGCGCAGACCGAATCCAGGCTGACGAAGCTTGTAAACGATGAGGTGGAGCTCCTGCGGCGCACCAAAACAGTACAACTGCCAAAGTATACATACCCGGATCATATTGTAACGGCGGCATTGCTTCAACGTTATAGCCACTATGGCGTTGATTTCAAAGTGCACAAAAAGGACTGCACTCCAATTTATGCACTGGACGCACAACGTTCCACGGGAAAAAGCATTTTTGGCGGTGGATTGCTGCTGTCTGATTGTGCTGCGGCTGAGAGGGCTGCGGCTGAGAGGGCTGCGGCTGAGAGGGCTGCGGCTGAGAGGGCTGCGGCCATAAAATGGGAACTGTCCGCGAGGGAGTGCGCTATTGTAGAGTATTTGAACAGCCATGAAAACTGAATATGACATCAAGACTTTAGGAAGGTGGTGGCAGTGGGTGCGCAGCGGTTGACAGACAAGCAGAAAAAGAAGATCATTGCGGACTATGTGCAGCTGCAAAGTTACCGGGCCGCCGCAAGGCAAAACGGCGTTTCAGACGCAACCGTCCGAAAAATCGTAAAAGGAGACCCGGAAAGTTCGCAAAAGTGCGCACTAAAAAAAGAGGAAAATGCGCAGGACATGCTCTCCTACATGGACAGCAAGAAAGAGCGTGTTCAGGAGATCATAGATGTTTATCTCGGTGCCCTGACAGACCCGGAGAAGCTGGAAGGGGCAACCTTGCAGCAGATCACCACGGCGCTCGGCACTCTGATCGACAAGTGGACAGTCATTGACGATCGAAAGAAGGGCGACTCCTTCCACCAGACCGTAGAAGATGACCCCATCACCAAGAGCTTGAAGGAGGAGTTTAAGAAATGAGCTTCTCCCCGAAGCAAAAACAGATCCTGACTTTTCCGTATGAAAGCGACTACGATGCCCTGATCTGTGACGGTGCGGTTCGTTCCGGCAAGACCTCCATTATGTCTTTGTCCTTCGTGCTCTGGATGATGGCAGAATTCAACCATTGCTCCTTTGCATTTTGCGGAAAGAGCGTGGGCGCGGTGGAACGCAACATTGTTCAGCCGCTTCTGTCTGTCCGGTACTTGCAGCAGCAGTTCCAGATCACCTACAACCGCAGCGGCCACGTTCTCACAGTGCAGCGCGGCAGCAAGGTAAACATGGTGTACCTGTTCGGAGGCAAGGACGAAAGTTCTTACATGCTCATTCAGGGCATCACGCTGGCCGGGGTGCTGCTGGATGAGGTGGCGCTTATGCCCCGGAGCTTTGTGGAGCAGGCGCTGGCCCGATGCTCTGTCACCGGTGCCAAGTTCTGGTTCAACTGCAACCCGGAGAACCCGGAGCATTGGTTTCGCAAGGAGTGGATCTTACAGGCCAAAAAACACCGGGCGCTGCATCTGCACTTCTTGATGGACGATAACCCGTCTCTGGATGAACGCACCCGGGAACGCTACCGCAGCATGTACAGCGGCATTTTCTATGAGCGATACATTCTGGGCCGCTGGGTGATGGCCGAGGGTCTGATCTACGATATGATGGACACAGAAAAGAATGTTTTCAAGCCGGGTGAAGAGCCTTGCTGGCTTCGTTCTGTGGCCGTTCGGTGGATTGGCGTAGACTATGGAACTGTTAACGACACGGTGTTTTTAGAGGCTTATGACGACGGAGAAACGCTTTGGATTACAAGCGAATACCGGTGGGCGAGTAGGCAGGAACACCGGCAAAAAACAGATGAGGAATACGCTGATAATTTTATGGAGTTTATGGGCAAAAATCCTTGCGCAGTCATTGTTGACCCCTCTGCAGCGTCGTTTATTGAGGCAATCAGGAGGAGGGGTGTTTATGTTATGGAGGCAGAGAACGATGTATTAGACGGTATTCGGCGGGTATCAACGCTGATGAGTAAAAGACAACTCAAAATATGTTCGATTTGTACCGGCTTGCTGGATGAACTCGGCACATACCGGTGGGACGATAAAGCCGCCCTTATGGGCGTGGAAAAGCCCATCAAACAGCAGGATCACGGCCCGGATGCCCTGCGCTATTTGTGCAACACGGCAGTACCTCACTGGAGGTATGGGGAATAAAAAAGCCCAGATGTTTATCTGGGCACAGAGTTAATCTATCTTCATTCGCTGCTTAATTGCTTTCACAATAAAAGCGTTTAAGCTTTCCCCGGCGGCATCTGCAGCCGCTTGAACTTCCTCTTTGGTCGGGCTGACCTCTTTTTTGAGGATGAGGTTTACCCGGTCATACGCTTTGGCATTCCATTTGTTGTTCGCTCTGGTTCGTGCGGTTCCCATTATTTCCACCTCGCTTTCTGCTTATATTATATACTATGCTTGACACTTGCGCAAGTGTACAATATACACTTACACAAGTACAGAAGTTTGTGCAGTGTGCGAATTGTATGTAACTGCGCAATGGTATATACTATATCTTGTGAGCAAGAGGAGCGGAAAGGAGGCCGCCCATGAAGTTCAATGATTTCAAAAAGCTGAACCGTGACGAACAGCGTGAGAAGTTTGAACAGTACAAAAAAGAGTGGTTAGCCGCTCGTAACAGCTAACCACTCGTAGGTCAGAGAAACTAGTTTCAGAAAAGCTCCTCTTACTCACATTTTATTTTATTTGAAAACAAAAGTCAAGTAGAATGTGGGGTTTTTACAATGAACTATCCTGTTACACGTGAATCTTTTCTGAAATCTTTCGATATGAACAATCCAGATATCGACGAAATTTTTGTCTCGTGCGTTGATGATGTTTGCAAGCTTATGAACATTGCCTATGAGTCAGGTTTGGTAGATGGAAAGAAAGGAAACACAAAATGAGTAAAGTCATTGATTTGACTGGGCAGAGATTTGGAAGGCTGGTTGTCATCGAAAGAGCTGAAAATAGTGCTCAAGGAGGTGCCAGATGGCTTTGCAGATGCGACTGCGGGAACGAAAAAATAGTTCACCGCCGGGAACTTCTCAATGGTGATGCTCGTTCTTGCGGTTGTCTGAGAAAAGAGGCCACAGTAAAGCGATCCGTTAAGCATTATGGTCGAAGAGATACGCCACGGCTTTACAGAATCTGGCATCACATAAAAGAAAGATGCTATTCACCATCTTGCAAAGAATTTCGCTGGTACGGTGCGCGTGGAATTAGCATGTGTGACCAATGGCTGAACGATTTTACAGCTTTCAGAGATTGGGCGTTGTCAAACGGATATACCGATAAATTGACAATCGACCGAATCGACAACGACGGAAATTATGAGCCGTCAAATTGCAGATGGGCCACAATGAAAGAGCAATGTGCAAACAGACGAAATAGCCCGAAAAACAAATAACCAAAGAATCGCATCTTATCGATAGGTAGGGTGCGATTTTCATTTGATTGGAGGTTTGAGCGTGTCCAGACGTAACAAAAACCGCCCCGCCGGGGGCACAGAGAAACCGATGACGGCCACGCTGGACGCATTTTCCAACCCGCTGTTCTCGCTGGGGTACGGCTCCCAAAGTCCGCTGGAAGCAACGGAATATCCGCTGACCCGGATGACGGACAACTACGCCCTGCTGAACAGCTTGTACCGCGGCAACTGGGTGGTGCAGAACGTCGTGGGCTTGCTTGTAGACGATATGCTCAGAGAGTGGTACACGCTCAAGAGCGCAACCCCGGAACAAGGAAAGGCAATCCAAACTGTGGAGCGTTCCACCCGGCTCCGTGATCGTGTGAGCACCGGCCTGAAATGGGGCCGCCTGTATGGCGGTGCCGCCGGGCTCATCCTCGTTGACGGGCAGGAGGACCTTTCCCGCCCGCTGGATGCCGAAGCGGTTCTTCCCGGCAGCTTCCGGGGGCTGTACATCCTCGACCGTTGGCAGGGAATCAGCCCGGATGCAGGCCTGACCTTTGAGGGCGGGGAGCTTGTCCCGGAGTATTACAGCATCAACGATGCCGCCGGGCACACTGCCGCCCGTGTCCATCACTCCCGCCTTGTGCGGTTCGTGGGCCGGGAGCTTCCCGATCTGGAACGGCAGGCAGAGCTTTACTGGGGCGAATCCGAGGTGGAAGCGCTCTATAACGACGTGGTTGCTCACGACAACGTCAGCGCCAACATGGCCGCGTTGACCTTTCAGGCGAACATCAACACCATGGAAGTCAAAGGCTTGGAACAGCTGCTCTCCATGTCCAGCCCGGATGTGCAGCGGCGTTTCTGGAACACCATGCAGGCCCAAAAAGTCCTGCGTTCCAATTTCGGAATGCAGCTGGTGGAGCAGGGAAACAAGATCAGCAACACCCAGTACACCTTTACAGGCCTGTCTGACGTGTACGAGAGCATGTGCCTGAACTTGTGCGGTGCCTCCCACTACCCCATGACCAAGCTTTTTGGCCGTTCCCCGGCGGGCATGAACGCCACCGGCGAAAGTGACCTGAAAAACTACTACGACTACGTGGACACCCTGCGGGAAAGCAAGCTGCGGCCCATTCTGGACAAGCTGCTCCCGGTGGTAGCCCGCAGCGCAGGCATTGAGCAGATCGACCTTGACATAACGTTCCCACCCCTGTGGACACCCACTGCAAGCGAGACGGCCACGATCGCCAAGGAAAAGACTGATGTCATTATCGCGGCGTTTCAGGCCGGGCTTCTTGACGCAGATGTGGCAATGCGTGAGCTCAAGAAACTGGAGGACGAGACCGGCCTGTTCGGCTCCCTGACCGACGAACTGATCGCCGCAAAGCAGGGCCAGACCTATCAGGACGTGACAGCCCTGCGTGACCCGCTGGCGGGGCTTATGAGCGAGAATGTGCAGGAAGATACTGAGGAGGGCGAGTAAAATATGCCTACTCTTGCCCGTGCATCCCCTGAGCGGGAGCTGCAGCGCCTTATCCGGCTGTACCTCAAGGCGGAGACGGACATCATCAACGAGATTGGCCGCCTGCGCAGCCGGGGGCTTGTGGACTATCACGCCGTGGCCGCGCTGGAACGGGTGCAGGAGATTCTCCGAAAGCTGGAAACGGATGAATGGGAGTATGTGCCCCGCATGGTCGAGGCGCAGTTTTACGTCCATCACCCGGAGGCCCGGGCGATTCCCGGCGAGACCGCGGAAAAGCACCTGCGCGGCTACACCAACGCCCAGAGCCTTACCAGCACCCAGACGGATATCGTGCAGAAGCTCACGATGAACCTTATGGGCCAGCTGGTGGACGGGAACTTGACGGTGCTTTCCACTCTGCAAAGCGCCCTTCTGGGCCGGACTGAGCCCGACGTTTACCGGCGTATCGGTCTGGAGCAGGTGGCGGCACAGCAGGCTGTGGGCCGGGGCATCAACCAGAGCGTTCCTGCCTTTGTGGATGCTCTGCGCCGGGAGGGCGTGACGGCGTTCACGGACAAGGCGGGGCGGAATTGGAGCTTGCACACCTATGCAACGATGGTTTCCCGCACCACATCCAGACAGGCTGAAATCCTTTCTGTGGTGACGCAGGACGAGGAACAGGACTTGTATCAGATCAGCTCCCACGGCACCACCTGCGCCCTCTGCGCCCCCTATGAGGGCCGGGTATACAGCAAGAGCGGAAAAGACCCGCATTTCCCGCCGCTTTCGGATGCGTTCGGCAAGGTAGATCCCGCCGGGCCGGATGACCTGACGAACAGCTGGCTGAATATCCACCCGAACTGCCTGCACGCCCTTCGTCCATGGACACCCGCCGGGCGAACGGAGAAAGAGCTGGAGCAGATCCGGCGCTTTTCTGACCCCAGAACAAACCCCTACAGCCGAGACCCGCGCACCAAGGCACAGATTGAGGCTTACCGCAAAAAGGAGCAGGGGCGCAACCGCTGGCTGCGGGATTACCGCCAGTGGGAAAATTACCGCACGGCTCTGGGAGACAAGGTGCCAAAGACCTTCGAGACCTTCCAGCGGCACAAGCTGGCAGATGACGAAAAATATCACAAATGGATGAACGCATACAGAAGCGGAGGTGATGCCGATTGATTGCGTACTATGGAAGCAAACTGAGCCCTCACATGACGGAAACGCCGGAGGGCTTTTTGATTTGTCACGATGTCAAAATCGCCCGTACCGGCACTCAGAACTATCTGGCCCGGGAGATCGGGCTGGACGGGATGCCGGAGCGTGTTCTTCAGGTGACACGAAGCGCCGAGGACGTGTTTGACCCGGCGGCAATTGCCAGCTTTGAAGGCAAAGATGTCACCAACACCCATCCCTCGGAGATGATCGTGCAGGAAAATCAGGCCGCCTACTCCAAAGGCCACGCGGAGAACGTGCGCCGAGTGGGTGATTATCTGGTGGCTGACCTGTACCTGAAAGACCCCACGCTGATCTCAGAGGTCAAGAACGGGGCCATGCGGGACGTGTCCTGCGGCTATTACTGCCAGTATGAGGCAGACGGCGCAGGATACCGGCAGACCCATATCAGAGGAAATCACATCGCCATCGTGCCCCGTGGGCGCGCTGGCCGTGATGTCGCAATAAAAGATAGCGCCGCCGAACTTCCGGCGGAGAAAGGCAAGGTAAAACACATGAGCAAGAGCAAGAGTTTGCTGTCTCTGTTCGGTCTGGCGGCAAAGAACGCGGCCCCCGAAGAGCTTGACAGCATGGTGGAGACCGCTGCCGCAGCGCTGGATGCAGCACCCGCCGTTCCGGCGCAGGATGCAGACCCCGCTGAGAAAGCATCGCCCGCTGACACCCAGAATACCGCGGTTCTGGATGCACTGAACAACCTTTCCGGCAAGCTGGATCAGCTGATCGCTGCCAACACCAAAAAGACAGAGGACAAAGAGCCGGAAGACCTGGACAAGGTGATCGCTGAAATGTCCGGCGAAAAGTCTGACAAGAAGGAAAAGGACGAGGACGAAAGCGGCTCCACCACTGTTCCTTCCGAGGACGAGTGCGCAAAGCCTGCCGCCAATGACAGCGGCCTGGCTCTGCTGAAAGCTATGCGCCCCATCATCAACGGCATTCAGGACAAGGCCACCCGTGATGCACTGTCCAAGACCCTGATCGAGCAGGTCAAGGGCACCAGCACCGTGGATGCCATCGCAAAGGCTGCGCAGGACAGCGCCGCCGCTGCCGCCAGCGCATCCGGTAAGAACCGGTATGAGCAGCTGTGTCAGGCTTCCCAGTCCGCTTACAACGACCGCAATCCCCACATGAAGAAGGAGGGCTAAATTATGTCCCTGAACACTCAGATTATCGGCAAGACCATGCCCCACGGCTTTGCTGGCACTTATGCCCGTCAGCCGGATATGATCGTCAACACCCGCCCCGTTGGCGGCACCGAAAACATTCCCTTTGGCACTGCCCTGAAGTATGACAGCGGCAAGGTCGTGGTGATGGGCGGTGCAGGCACTACCGCTGCACAGTTCGCAGGCATTGCGGGCAGCGAAGTCAAGAGCGCCCTGGTCTATCCTGACCAGAACGGCGGCAGATACGCCCCCGGCGAGGCCTGCAGCGTGTTCCAGCGCGGCAGCATCAACGTGCTGTGCCAGCGCGGGACCCCGTCTCTGGGCGGTGACGTTTACGTCCGCATTGCCAAGACCGCTGACTATGCCACCGCACTGGTCGGCGGCTTTGAGGCAGAAGCGGACGAAAAGACCGCCGGGAACTCCGTCAAACTCACCAACTGCCAGTGGGGCGGCGCGGCTGATGCCAACGGCGTGGCCGAGCTGGTCATCCTCACCCGTGCAAACGCCTGATAGGAGGGCTTAGACTATGGCAAACTTCCAGAACGTCGGCACCACCAATGCCGGTACTTTCACCGTAAACAACGCCGGTGCTGCGCTGCCCGGCGGCACTCCCACCATGGACGCGGCTGCCATCCAGAGCGGCAATGCGTTCCTCACCAGCGAGCTGGAAAAGCGTGACCCGCTGATCCGCAAGCCCCTCACCAGCGTCACCTATCCCCGTGATATCCCCATCGAGGTAGGCGGCGGCTGGGTGGATTACGTCTCTGCCATGTCCGTGGCCTACGGTATGGCAGGCGGCTCCGGCGCTTCTGCCGTCAACGGCGGCGGTTCCAACGGCA